GTTGAATCCACTGAATACGTCATTTTCGAATTTAGAAAACGCGTGTGTCCGTTTCTGGCTGTAGAGGTCTATATAGGGAAACTCGCGACCTCAGCCCCCAGGCCCAAGGTCCGAGGACCAAGAAGCGAGACCCCCTGCTCGCTCCCCAAGGTCCGAGGACCAAGGTCCCTGCCTCTAGCCGCTAGTTCCACGGACCGAGTACCTATGCCCTAGGTCCACGACCCCCTTGACGCCCTCCCCACAAAACTCTACAAGTAATCCACAACTACTTAGCCGAGGAGAGACGAGATGACCAAGATCGACACGATGACCTTCCCTGATTTCTACGCCGAGTGCGCGTATCGTGATGGCGTCCGAGACCAGCGCGAGGGCCACTGCAACAGCGTCCCCAGCTACATGCGGCATGGCGAGTTCGAGCCGATTGGCTATGGCTGGTACCTCCGCGGTCGCAAGGCGGCGCAGTTGGGGCTGGTTGCATGAGAGCCTACTACAACGAGATCGACCCGAAGGCGGCTGCGTGGCTGCGAGAACTCATCAAGCGCGGTTTGATCGCGGATGGAGACGTAGATGAGACGGACATCAGAGACGTGGACCCAGCTCGACTGGGTGGATACACTCAATGCCACTTCTTCGCGGGGATCGGCGGCTGGAGCCTCGCCCTCCGGCTCGCAGGATGGCCCGACGACCGCCCTGTTTGGACCGGATCCTGTCCGTGCCAGCCTTTCAGCGCGGCAGGCAGAAGAGCGGGGGTTGCTGACGAGCGGCACTTGTGGCCGCATTGGCACCACCTCATCAGCCAGTGCCAGCCTGCAATCGTCTTTGGAGAGCAAGTTGCGAGCAAGGACGGCCTCGGCTGGCTCGACCTTGTACACGCTGACATGGAAGCCACGGGCTACGCCGTCGGGGCTGCGGATCTGTGCGCTGCGGGCATCGGCGCGCCGCATATCAGACAGCGGCTCTGGTTCGTCGGAGAGCGGCTGGCCGACGCCGCAGATGCGGGACTTCAGATCGGGCGGCGAGGATCGGGTCGAGAACCCGGATCGGTCGAACAATCTGAACGACTTCGTGCTGATGGCGGGATGGCCGACGCCGACAGCGCAGGATGGGTCGCGCGGCAACGGGACGATCAGGCCGCAGGACACGGGCATCCCTCTGCCGCAGCGAGCGGCGATGGCGGGCTGGCCGACGCCATGCGCCTCAGACAATCGGGACAGAGGGAGTTGGGACGACCCATCGGTCCAGCGCCGGAAACAGATAGGCAAGAGCATCGAATTGTCGATGCTTGTGGGGGTGGCAGGATGGCCGACGCAGGACGGTCCCGCCCGACTAACGGCCACTGGCGAGATGCTGACTGGCTCTTCTGCCGGGATGGAAAGTGGCGGCCAGTTGAACCCGCTTCACAGCGCATGGCTAATGGGTTATCCTTGTGTTTGGGATCAGTCCGCAGAGCGCGTGCTGACGAAAAAGAAGAGGTGCTAAGTGTCGAGGGGCGCGTTGGACTTGGGCGTAAAGCCTTGCGAGTGCTGCGGGAATCAAATGGCCCGGAAGCGTTTTGGCTCTCGGTTGGAGGACGCATCGGTTTTCCGCAAGCGACGTTTTTGCTCGCTATCCTGTGCGAATACTCGCGGGAATTGGGGATCGTCGAAGACGGCAAAAAGACGAGCAGCGCACAAAATGGCGAAGTCTTTTTGCGAACGCTGCGGCGAAGCACACCGTCGGCTTCATGTTCACCACAAAGATCAGAATGTTCAGAACAACTTATCCGAGAACTTGGAGACGCTTTGTCCAAGTTGTCACAAGATAGCGCACAACACCAAGAACTTATGAATTTTTTGGCAAGCTATACGGCAGGGCCGCTCGCGAATAGTGCTGCCGCCCGCGTGGGACGACTGCGCGGTTACGGCAATGCCATCGTCCCGCAGGTCGCCGGGACCTTCATCAGGAGTGTGATGGAATGCTGACCAAGTGGATCCAATGTCCGAGTTGCGAGGGCCGAGGTGAGGTGGAGTATGAGGTTGCGGTCCCGATGGGGTTTTCGAACCCGTATGGGTACCTGACGGCGGAGTGGGATGTGTGCGACGACTGCCGTGGGCGTGGTGAGGTGGAGGTGGATGATGACGCAGACGACGAGTGAGCTTTCGTGGTTGCGGACGAAGGTTACCAAGCAGCGCAGTGAGATTGCGCGATTGGAGCAGGTAGTGGCGCGGCTGTCGGTGGAGAAAGCGGAGTTGCTGCTGGACTTGAAGATGTACAAGGCGGAGTTGGAGAAGCTCGATGCTAAGTAAGGAACAGCAGGACAAGTTCTTGGATGCGATGCCGGACGACGCGTCGATTGGGGACATGGTTGCGATGACCTTGGTGATGGCGACTGTGTATGAGTTGACGGTTGAGGAGTTGAAGGCGTTGATTTTGACGCTGGCTGCGGCGGTTGAGAGTGGGAAGTACGAGAAGTTGCTGGAGGATAACCAGCGCATGAGGAGGATGAACTGATGAAGGAGAATGTTGAGGTGTTCTACGAGATCGTCGGCGTCAACTCAGACACGGGCCAGTCTACGACGCGTCTGGTGTGGGGGATTGGTTCGACGAAGCGCGCTGCGGGCGTTGTTCGGCGGCTGCGTCGGTCGAGGTACGACCAGATAGAGGCAAATCTGGTCCATGTTCGCCGCGACAAGATGCCGTGGCTGTTGGTTGAAAAGTATGAGGGGCCGTGATGGCCAAGTGGCAAGAACCGAGGATCGAGGACCTGTTGTCTGCGTTGCATCGGATTGAGCGTGTTGCTGAGTTGATCATGAACGACAAGACGGCAGGGAATTACTGGAACGTGCAGCGTGCTGGCGAGATCAAGTTGCTGGCGCAGGTGGTTGAGCGGATGGTTAGGGAGCCGATGAACAATGGCGACGCATGAGGAACCGCTGCCCAAGTGGCTGGAAGAAGAACTGAAGCAGCAAGGTGTTAGGACACCGCCGCCGCAGCCTAAGCCTCCGAAGCGTGAGGAGCAGGCGCGGGAGCCGTGGTACAGGAGGGGAGAAGAATGTCCGTTCTGAGTGTGACGATCCTGACTGTCGGCCTGTCCACAGGTTGGCAAGGCTATGTCGGCGTGTATGCCGAGATGGATCACTGCCGTGCGGTGCAGGCGATCATCGCCCATGAGGAGCCCGGCGCGGTGATTGTGTGCGAGACGCACAGGTTGCATGAGCCTGTGCCGATCCCGCCGCCGAGGCCACCGGGGCTGCGGGTGGTGCGTGATCCGGTGCCGATCCCGCCGATGAGGCCGAGCGATCTGGGGGTGAGCCAATGAAGGAAGGAACGATCCGCGTGGTCGAGTGGCTGATTAACGAAGAAGCAGAGGACCGGCTGCACCCAAGCAATATCCGCTGGCGTCTCGATCAATATCTCGATGGGCAGTGGGTCGAGGTGCCGCTGTTCCACCTCAATGTGGCCGGGAATCTCAAGAGCGGGAGGGTTCGATGACCGAGGCGCAAGTAGAGCGGGCCGTGATCGAGGCGTTCAAAGCCGTGTTCAGGAAGATGCGGGAGGGGAAGCTGTGAGTAAAGACATTGAAGAGGCACAGCGTCTCGCCAAGTTGCTCGGGTTTCCGTCCGGGCCTGACGCTTACTTCTACATCAAGTTGTTCGAGATGCTGCTCGACATGAAGGCGCGGCTTGAGAAGCTGGAGGGGAAGCTGTGAGCGGTAAGAAGACAGGCGTGCCTAAGAAGCAGGTGCAGTGGGCGAATGACTATGGCTACAGTTTCCAAAACTGGTGGCCAACTCGCGAAGCCGCTGACGACAACGCAGGTAGCGCCCGCATCGCCGTGATCCGCCGCGAGTGGGTCGAAGGCCAACTGCCGCAGTATTTTGCGGAGGAAGTGTGATGAAGTGGCCTGATGTTTATGCTTTCGGCAAGCCTTTTGGCCCAGTCCACAGGTGGTTTGCATGGAGGCCTGTGCGCCTGTGGTATGGCGAGTGGGTGTGGCTGCGGCCCGTCATGCGGGCAAGGGTAGGCAAGTACGGCCATCTTCCCGGCCCAGATTACGAGTTC